ACAGAGGACTATGTGTCCGAATTAATTAAGGAAGGTCAGGACTTCGACACACTTGACTAAATAACAGTAGTGGTCTATACTAGACCTGTCGTTCATCCCCACTGAGGGGACGCAAGTAAGTCGCGGAACGGAGCGTTCATCCCATGGTTAATTTTCTTTTATACGCTTCAATCTCTTGTGCTGATGCCGATGCTATCATGTTTAGAATCGACAAGTACGAACACTTACCTGAAAAGGTAAAGATTGAATTGGTTGAGACCGTAAAGGAATCAACACCGAATTGCTACTGGGACGCAAACGACTAAAGGAACGGGCCTAAAAATCCAACTACTTTAGGAGTCAATCATGAACACACTTAACATGATCAGAAGGCAGCTCAAGAAAGCTGCCGCACTCCACGACGCACAAATCAATCACACCACCTATCGTGGTGTTGAGTATGATACTCGTTGTGTAGAGTCAAAAGACCCTCACGGTACCTTCTGTTATCGCGGTCATTCCTACACCAAGTGACTTGTCACCTGGTAAATAGTCTGATATACTAGGGGACATCGGTCCCCTTTTTTTATGGAAAAAGACAAACTCAAAATCATTGTCAGAAACCTGAGACTCCTGGTTGACGCATTGGAGTCCGAGGTGTACTCTGATGTCGAAGCATACACAAAGGGACTGAAGGAAGAACTTCCTCCCCTCCCCGATTACGATGAGGTATTTGAAGATGACGAGTGATGATTGGCGTTACACTGAGGAGAGAATGAAACTAAGAGAGCAGTGTCTTAAAGTTTTGTTAAATAGGTATGGTGGAACACGTATCGATCAGGCATCATACTCCACCCAAGATATCTACGAATGTGTAGACACTTGGATCTCACAAGGAAACAAGTTGAGTAATGGAATCGTTGCATACTTCAACGCTTACTTCAACCATGAAAACAAAAAAAGCAATCAAATACATTCTTAAACACCCAGAGCTCTTCACAGAAGGGGAAAGAATGTATGTGGAAAGAGTAAAACAAGAACGCAAACTTAAAAAGAGACAGAATGAATCAAGCAAAACTTATCTCCGTAACTCCTGATGCTGAGCAGCACATTGCATACTGTGCTCGTGTTTCTAATCCAAACAATCAGGACAATGAGAACTTTGCAGGACTTCTCAAGTATTGTATCAAACATCAACACTGGTCTATCTTTGAACAGGCTTTTATGAGTCTTGAGATAGAAACTACAAGGGGTATCGCTGCTCAAGTTCTCAGACATCGTTCATTTACATTTCAGGAATTCTCTCAGAGATATGCCAGTACTAATCTACTGACCTCTGACATTCAACTTCCTGAACTTCGTCGTCAGGATGACAAGAACCGTCAGAATAGTATCGATGATCTTGATCCTGAAGTGGTGGACAAACTGGAACGTCAAATGGTCACTCTCTTCAGTTCTGCACAGAGTCTTTACAATCAAATGTTGGGTGCAGGAGTTGCAAAGGAATGTGCCAGATTCGTTCTTCCCCTGGCAACACCCACAAGGATGTACATGACAGGCTCTGTTCGTTCATGGATTCATTATATCGAACTCCGTTCAGCTAATGGAACACAGAAGGAACACATGGACATCGCACTTTCCTGTAAGAATATCTTCAGGAATCAATTCCCAGTCATTGCTGAGGCTCTAGACTGGTAATAAATATACACATTACAATGGAGACAACGTGGCAACATACCCAGTAAGAAACAAAGAGACGGGTGAAGAGAAAGAAATTGTCATGAGTATTCATGACTGGGATCAATGGCTCAGTGACAACCCCACATGGGAGAGATACTACACTCCCGACAATGCTCCTGTTATGGGTGTAGAAATGGGTGATCCATTTAATAAAATCTATACAAAACACCCCGGTTGGAAAGATGTAATCTCAAAGGCTCAAAAACAACCCGGCTCTACTCTCAAACACTACGACTAATTTTATGCCAGCAAAAAAGAAAACAGGTGTTGGAAGTACTTCTAATCCCGTTCCCTTCGGTATGAGTAATAAAATGATGAAGAGGAAAAAGCCTATCAATCTTGATTTTATCAAGAAGGTTGAACCTATCACTCCTAATCAAGAGACCTTCTTTGATAAGTATAAGGAAGAACAGAATCTAGTTGCATATGGTTGTGCTGGTACAGGAAAGACATTTATTACCCTTTACAACGCCCTTCTGGATGTCCTAGACCCTAAGACACCTTACGAGAAGATCTACATCGTCAGATCCCTTGTACCCACCAGAGAGATCGGTTTCCTTCCTGGTGACCATGAGGATAAGTCCTCTTTGTATCAAATCCCATACAAGAACATGGTTAAGTACATGTTTGAGATGCCTGATGATGCATCGTTTGAGATGTTGTATAACAACCTAAAGGCACAGGGAACAATCTCTTTCTGGTCCACATCATTCATCCGTGGTACCACACTGGACAATGTGATTGTTATTGTTGATGAGTTTCAGAATCTGAACTTCCACGAACTTGACTCTATGATTACCCGTATTGGTGAGAACTCTAAGATCATGTTCTGTGGTGACGCAACTCAGTCTGATTTGACCAAACAGAATGAGAGGAATGGTATCGCAGACTTCATGCGTATCTTGACTAACATGCCATCCTTTGATACAATTGAATTCAATGCAGAGGATATCTGTAGAAGTGGACTCGTTAAGGAGTACATCATTGCCAAACTTGAACTCGGTATGTAATGTTTAACCATGTTGAAATAGATTACCCGTCTCTTTCCAGAGAGATGATCGATGGTGTTCGGTATTATGATACTCCAGACGGTAAGAAACTTGTTTCGATTACCTCTGTTATTAGTCATCACAATCGTGAGATTTTCACGAAGTGGAGAAAGAGAGTCGGTGTAGATGAAGCAAACAAGATTACCAAGGCTGCAACCAGTCGTGGTACTGACATGCACACACTGACTGAAAACTATCTTCTCAATAAAGAACTCCCTAGTGTACAACCCCTGTCTGATTTTCTATTCAAACAAGCTAAACCTACTCTAGACAAGATTGATAACATCCATGCTATCGAACAGTCACTGTTCTCCAAACAGTTAGGAGTTGCCGGTACCGTCGATTGTATCGCAGAGTATGAAGGTGAACTTGCTGTCATTGACTTCAAGACAAGCAAGAAACCCAAGCCTGAGAAGTGGGTCGAAGGTTACTACATCCAGTGTGCTGCTTACGCATGTATGCTGTATGAGATGACTGGTATCTCAGTTAAAAAATTTGTTATCATTATGTCCTGTGAGGATGGGGAATGTGTCGTTTATGAACAGTATGACAAGAGTAAGTACATCAAACTTCTCACCGAATATATTAGAGAGTTTGTTCAATTTAAGTTATCCCAGTATGGCAAAAGCTGAAGAACTTAGTGTAGATCAGTTGATCGAAAAGAAATTCTACAGCAGTCGGACGTTTGCTGAGGAGATAGAGAACATTGTCAAGGACAATGCTGACATGAAGTATGTCGATGCTATCGTATACTTTTGTGAAAAGAATAGTATTGATATTGAATCCATTCCTAAACTTATATCAAAACCTTTGAAGGAACGGTTGAAAGCTGAGGCTATGGAGTTAAACTTACTGAAGAAAACATCTCATGCCAAACTCCCTTTATGATCCCCAAGGTGAAACCCTTTGATTGTTATAAGTCCTACCTTGGACTAAAGAACCATTTTACAAAAGAAAAATACGATTATCATCGTTATGGTGGTAAGTCACGCGCATCTCTTGAGTCCTTCTATAAAAGAAAGGACAGATACTTTTTTGAAAAACTATCTCGACAGAAAGATGATTCAGAAGTCATTGAATTTTTTGTTTCCAATTTTGTTACTTGCGATGATCCTCAGTCTCTTTGGATTGGGGAGATTGTTAGAAATGGGGAACAGAACTACACCGACTGGAAGAGAAGGTTACAATCACTTACGTATACGTTTAAATCAGAGATAGAAAACGTCTTTACAAATCGTGACTTTGATGGTATGTTTAAGATTGAGGGTAAACGTCACCCACCTGTCGTCAAGGAACACTTGGCGAAGAACTTATCCCTTGAATCTATGGTCATTCTAAACAAGATCATTGGGTTCAAAAAAGACTTCGATATTATACTGGATGATCCCGTTTGGAAGTTCTTATCTATGAGAATTGACAAGTATAATTCCTTTATACATATTGATGTATTCAAGTTTAAATCGATCCTTAAGGAGGTAATTATTCATGGCACTTGATAATGCTACTGTGCTTGAAAATCTGAGAAAGCAAAAGACTGAATTGGAAACACAAATTGAATCTGCTAGAGAAATGTATTTGAAAGTTCTTGGTGCTATTGATGTCCTTGAACAGATCGAAAAGGAGAATGCAACTGAAGAACCCGTAGCGGAGACAGAAGTAGTCGAATGAATTTCTTTGACTCAGAAATAGTTCAGGAAGAAATGAAAGAGATTGCCGACTTACAGGAGGTAATCTATGAAAAAGTATTCTCGTTTTCAACTATGACAAACGAGGATAAATTAGAGCATGTTGAGATGTTAGAGGAGTTGTTGAAGAAACAACAGGTTCTCTATACTCGGATGAGTTTGTCTGATGATCCTGCAGCTAAAGCTATGAAAGAAAACATCATTGAATCTGCACAACAACTGGGGTTTCCAGCTGATGTTGACCTGACTTATGTTTTTAAAAACATGGGTAATATCGTGGAAAACATGAGGAAGTCTCTTGACGAGTCCCGTTGAGGGTCCTATACTATGGGGGTGGTTAGGTCCCCCACCAAAACTTAACCAACAAGCCAAATACGTTTAATACGAGGTACAAGAAATGGGTTTTGCAGACCTTAAAAAACAATCTTCTTTGGGTTCTTTGACTCAGAAACTAGTCAAGGAAGTCGAGAAACAAAACGGTGGTGGAGGTGGTCAAGATGACCGTCTCTGGAAGCCAGAAATGGATAAGTCAGGTAACGGTTACGCCGTTATTCGTTTCCTTCCTGCTCCTGAGGGTGAAGATCTCCCTTGGGTAAAGCTGTTCTCTCACGCCTTTCAGGGTCCTGGTGGTTGGTACATCGAGAACTCCTTGACCACTATTGGTGGTAAGGATCCTATCGGTGAACTGAACCGTGAACTGTGGAACAGTGGTAGTGAAGCAGACAAGGAAACATGTCGTAAACAGAAGCGTAAACTTTCCTTCTACGCAAACATCTACGTTGTACAAGACAAAGCCAATCCTCAGAATGAGGGTAAGGTTTTCCTGTACAAGTTCGGTAAAAAGATCTTTGACAAGATCATGGAAGCAATGCAACCTGAGTTTGAGGATGAGACTCCGATCAATCCCTTTGACTTCTGGCAAGGTGCAAACTTCAAACTGAAACTGAAGAAGGTCCAGGGTTACTGGAACTATGACAGTTCAGAGTTTGATCGTGTGTCTCCACTTTTGGATGACGACGATGCTATGGAAGCAATCTGGAAGAAGCAGTATTCACTGACAGCTTTCACTGCTCCCGATCAGTTCAAGTCCTATGATGAACTGAAGAAGCGTCTTGATTATGTCTTGGGCAATAAGTCCACCCGTAGATCAACCGTAGAGGAAGAGACTGAGTATGATAACTACGCAGCAACAGAACGTAAGACCATCAGTGAAGAAGAGATCACTAAGAAGCTCGAAGACTCGTATCAGTCTTCAAAAGCAAGTGATGACTTCAACGCTCCTGATATTACTGTCAGTAAATCTCCTTTTATTAAAAAACAAGGAGATGATGAAGACGACCCGATGAGTTACTTCAGTAAGCTTGCTGAGTCCTGATACAAAAGTCGCCTTATAAATTCAAATACCTCGGAAAAATTTTCCGGGGTATTTTTTTGTCTATTAGGCTCAATTATAAAGTCTAATGTTCTCTCCTCTTACCAATCTATCAGACACATATTGACTTGATCCTGGTGTATATGGCATAAAGTCTTGTTGATCTTCAATTACCAGACCAACATAGAGTGGTTTCAATAAAAAGATATTTCTCTTCGCGTCTTGAATTCTAAGCTCATGGATGTAGTTTGAGACAGGGAACACTGATGATCTTGTAATCATCTGATTCAAACCTTCATCAAAGAAAGTTAAACTAAAATTACTCGGAACAATAAGACCTGCAGGAACAATGGTCCTCTTGTTGCTGTCCTGAATTAAGTTTGTTTCATGATGTCTTGTCTCGTAAATTTTTTCAGTTGACCCATACTTATTATTCAGATAATTATCGAATGCTTCCTGAGTCCATGGCCACTCTGTAGCCAGGTTGACAATGTTATTAGACAACATCACCACCCAGTCAAGATTCTCATCACCGTATTCGTCGTATGCAACCTCATCAGGTCTCATGTCACCCTTGATTTGATACTTAGTGAAGAATGTAAGATCCTCAAAGATGTCTTCTCTAAGTTTTCCTCTCTTGAAAATGTTCTTGACCTGTGTGTAGTCAGAAATGTTCTGACCACTTTTGGTCCTGTTGACATAATCAAAGTCGGGTATAGTTCTGAAATATTTTTCTGCCATTAGAATCCCATGTCCTGTGGATTTTCGGTGTACTCATTATCTTGGGAATAGATAGGCATGATCTCACTAAAAGACATCGTGAGATCATAGGCAGTCAATGAGCCTGTCTCTTCAAATGTTGCGTATGATCCATCAGGTGTATAATTTACCGTAAAGTTGGACATAGCACAAGGCTTGAACTTATTTAGATATGGGTGTTGACCCCCATTTTTGTAAATGTATTTTAACTGAAAAAGTCTCGGTGATCTGAGAAATAGACCTTGTGATGTTCTTTGAACAGCCATATTTCTCTTGAATGCAAAGATAATTTTTCTGATTACTTCTGATTCTTCTGGTGTTCTAGGAGTGAGTCTAAAATTAAAATTGAATGTCCTCAAGTTAGGACCATTAAAAAGTAATTCAAGGTTTGGATTAATTACCTGACCTGTCAATCTTCCTTGAAGATTAGCACCAACAGCTTGACCAGCAAAATATGCAGCAACCGCCTGTTTTGTTCCAGAGTCCTTCAAGAAATCAGTTGCCGTTTTTGCTAAATCTCCAAAGGCACCTTGTATACCTTTTAACGTTGCGCTGATGTTGCCGAAATCTGTTTCATTGATTATATTAAATGCAGCATTACCTAACGCAGCTTGAACGGGATTGAGTTGATCGTCTGACCAATTAACTGCGTTTGTTTCACTGAGCTGAGGTTGCATTGGAAATATCACCTGTTCATATGCTTGACCTAAATTTTTATCAGCGTCGTAGTAAGTTTTTTTACCTTTTGAGGTGCCTCCAACATTGAGACCTGAAGCTACATAATCACGAGCTGTGATACTAATGTAATCATATTCAAATGGACCACCAGGTTCATCAAGTGGATACCTATAAGTCACATTTTTACCACCCCCTCGCCGATCACCTGCCTCATTAGCTTCAGCTTCTCTTCTTACTCTGTCGCTGTCTTCAGTTTCTCCAATTAAATTATTAGTTTCACCATCCCCTAGTGTCGGAAGACCACCACCACCATCATCATTGTTTTCTTCAACTTGTTGCTCACCTGTGAGTTGTTGTGTTGATGCTACTCCATCAGAACTTACTACAATTCCAGTCTTGGGATTTACTGTGAGGGGGATATTAAGATTAAAAAGTTTTTCTCTCTTCTCTCTTGCAATTTGTTGAGTGGAATAATTTTCATTGTCATTAAAAACGATGGCCCTATCAAGATTAAATGATGGAACCAGACTATTATTAAAATCCTTCAAAAATTCTTTATCATTTTTATAGTTTTTAGTTCCATTCTGATTGATGAGGGTTTTATATATGCCTACTTGGGTTTCGTCTATTTTCCATTTGTTTTTAGTGCCACTCTGAACTGTCTCAGCCAACTTTACGGGTGGACCTATTGGGTTACCAAAACTAGATTTAGGAATGGTATAAACTTCCATCTGCCCCGTATCAAAATTAATACGTTGCTCTACAGCTACTCCATTCCATATCGTATTTTGACTTTTAACTGACATTACACCAGGAGTATTTTAGTTATTTATCGTGAAACTTTGATATGGAATGGCTCTTAAGGCCTTGAGTTCCATTGGATAAACTCTGTAGAGACCACTCTGAACCTCGGGCCATGTGTAATTTCTACTTGCACCCCAGTGAAAGTTGATACCAGTGAATCCCCATCGGTATATACTAGTCACTGCAACCAGAGGGAACCTATCATACTCAACCCTTGGTGTCTTTGCCTTGTAGATAAAGGTGAAGTATTGACCGACAGTAGGAATTACTTCCACATCAGTCTGCATCTTATCAATAAGTTCGAGCATCATATCATCTTCATCTCTCAATGCTTTGATACGATTGACCTCCGTATCGTCTTCAAAACGATTGACAGTACTGGTTAGATAATCCTGTTGTTCCTCATCCACGAGCCTGAGGAAGTGCAGGTCTATTAGGTTGTGCTTCTAGTCTCTTCTGTTGAGAGGGAGGTAATGCTTTTCTTTCAGCACTTGGTCTGATAGCTGGTCTCTGTCTACTACCAGCCATGGCTGTAGAAGCAGGTCTTGCATCAATCTGTTTATGTTGAGGTGGTTGTTTAGATGCTGCGGTTTTCTTTTGGACCATTGATGTTTTCTCAGGTCTCTTTGCAAGAGCACCACCCCTCTCAGGTTTGGGTGTGGCAGCTTTGTTTTTAATACGATATCTTCCGTCTACGGGTTCAGCAGCTTTCTCAGGTCTTGGTCTCCCCATTCTATCTCTAAGAGCACGACCCGCAGCAGCTGCAGCAGCACCAGCAACCTTACCTAAACCAGTGCTAGGTCTCTTTTTAAATGACTGGTCGGTTCCACCTGGTCTATAATCACTACCACCCTTGAACGATCCAGAACCACTGACAGCAGATTGTGTTTGAGAAGATGCGTCTTCTTGGAATTGATAAAACGATTTCATTCTTCTTGATCCTTCAATACGGTTCTTTCTCTTACATAACGAGAGTAACCAAAGGTTACTGCGAGTCTTAAGTACTCTTCAGCTGGACCATAGGCTAGGTCCATACTATTTATTTGTTTAGGATATGCATTAATCAATGTGTATGTCATTAATTTTTTATTATCTCTTGACTCTTTAATTGGTTCAAATCCTGTATTGTCTCTTTCAAATTTGGTGATGAATAATTTATCACACTTATATCCATTTTTACCACCATAATAATTCATCCTGTAATTAACGTAAGGATTATTCTTATATGCATCTCTAGGTTTAACAGGACCAACACCACTCATATAATCAACCCAGGCTTCAAAGAACGCTACAGTATCATAATTATTATCAACGATGAAGGTCATACCAATTTCATTTTCGTATGCTCTTCTATAAGGTATCTCTTCAACCACACCATGATAGTCAGCACTTACTGAGTGAGTAAGAAATGATGTTCCAGGAGTTGTCGTGATAACACATCTGAGTTCAATATCCTCTCTCATCAAGTCAGGGTCAAAACCTCTCTTCTCCATAAACGTCTTCACAGCTTGTGGTGGAGTAAAATTAACCACGTAATTATTAGGGGTCGCAACATTGAGGATACGACTTTTAATTAGAGATGTCTTGATGGGTTTGGGTTCCGGTTCCCCTCCTCTACTTGCCATCTAAATACTTACTACTATCATACTATGTATAACTGATGCCCAGAGGATCTAAGTATCATCAGGGTAGATTTCATCCTCAAAATCCCGAGAAATATATGGGGGATGCAAGGAACATTGTCTACCGGAGTAGTTGGGAACTTCACTTTCTTAAGTGGTGTGACAGGAATGATGCTGTATTGAAGTATGCATCAGAGGAGTTCTCTATTCCATATGTAAGTCCAGTTGACAATAGAGTGCATAGATATTATCCTGATGGGATAGTTCAAATTCGTCATCAGGACGGTAGAATTTGTCGATACATTATCGAGATCAAACCTGCTAAACAATGTCTGGAACCTAAAAAGTCTGGAAAGGTAACTAAGTCCTTCATCAAAGAAGTTACCACATACGCAGTCAACCAAGCAAAATGGAATGCGGCTAGTGAATATGCAAAGGACAACGGTATTCAGTTCAAAGTTCTGACCGAACATGACCTGGGTATCCCTACACCAAAGCGTCGAAAACGCAACTAAATATTGTTACTGAAATCTTTATTAGATATTATGCCTTTACCAAAGATTGCTACTCCAACTTATGAACTTGAGTTGCCTTCCACTAAACAGAAGATTAAATTCAGACCCTTCCTAGTCAAAGAAGAGAAGTTGTTGGTCCTTGCATTGGAGAGTGAGGATACTAAACAGATCACTAATGCTATTAAATCTGTCATCAAAGGTTGTATCTCGACCAGAGGTATCAAGGTAGAAAATCTCCCCACCTTTGACATTGAATATCTGTTCCTCAACATTAGAGGTAAGTCTGTTGGTGAAGAGGTTGAGGTCAATATCATTGCACCTGACGATGGTGAGACATCCATCCCTGTGAAGATTGATCTGGAAGATATTAAAGTCATTGAAAATGAGGATCACAATAAACAGATCCAACTTGATGATAATCTGATGATGGAGATGAAGTATCCTTCACTCGACCAGTTTATCAAGAACAACTTTGATTTTGAAGATACCACTGTTGATAAATCATTTGAATTGATTGCAACTTGTGTAGATAAGATCTACAATGAGGAAGAGGTGTGGTCCACTGATGATGTATCCAAGAAAGAAGTAATTGAATTCTTGGAACAGATGAGTTCAGTACAGTTCAAACAGATTGAAAAATTCTTTGAGACAATGCCAAGACTTTCACACAAGGTTGAGGTGTATAATCCGGTCACAGATGTGAAGAGTGAGGTTGTATTAGAAGGACTTTCAAGTTTTTTCGGATAGGCCTAGTGCATATGGATCTGGAGAATTACTTCAGATTAAATTTTGCCCTCATGCAGTACCATAAATATTCTTTGACAGAGATTGAAAACATGATGCCTTGGGAACGAGATGTCTATGTTGCTTTACTTCAGGAACATTTAGAGGATGAAGAGCAAAAGATGAAGGCACGGAATGGCTGAAAACCAGAACAACAATTTGAATATTGAAGAGCTCAGGAAGGAATATGAAGAGTTCAAGATGCTTGGTGTCGATGAAAAGACACTTAAGAAGATTGAAGATGCAATAAATCAACTAGAGAAGAGAGAGGAAGAAAAAAAGAAGAAGGAAAAGGAAGCAAAAAAGAAAGCTGCTGATGTTGCTAAAAAATTAAAAGAGGATAAGAAGAACGAGGAGAAACAGAAAAAGAAAGTTGCTGATAATGTAAAGAAGTTCATAAAAGATCAAGAGAAACAAGAGGAAGAAAATTTAGAAGAGATTGATCAAGAGATCCTTGACATCCTTGGACTGGATAAGTTTGATATTGAAATGGATCCAGAGGAGTATAGAACTCTTTTGCTAGAGAAAATTCAGGCTAACAAACAAAAAGGACAAGATAGTTCTAATGCGAAGTTAGCTAATGAAAGAAAGAGAGTTAGAGGTTCAGGTAAAAAATTCACAGCGAAAAAGAAGAAGACAGTCAAACCATCCAATTTTGTAGGTAAAGACACAACAAAGAAAGAAGAACCACAGAAGATCCAAACAGATAAATTACTTCCCTCGGCCGGACAGACTGGTGGTTCGATGCAGGGAGAGGATATTGATGCTCGTATTGAAGATGTGAAGGTAGAGATTGAAGAGAATACTCAACAGAAACTCCTTCCTCTGTCCCAATCACTTGATAGTATTGCTCAAACTCTTGAGGGTATACTTAATACTAATCAAAAGAAACTTGAGATTGAACAACAGGCTGCTCGTGATGCTGCGAAGAAAGAAGAGACCGAAGGGTTTAAAGAGAAGGAAGCAGAACTTGAGGATGTAGATATTGATAAGAAGATTGAGGAGGGACTGGAGAAGAAATTAAATCCCACCACATCTATTTTTGATATGATACTTGGGTTCTTTAAGAACGTCTTGTTGGGTGGTGCAATCACAGGTCTGATTGATATATTCCAAAATCCTGCGAAGTTTCTTGGTGGTTTGACAAACTTCTTGAATGATTTTATTAATTTTGCAAATGGTATCATACAACAGGTATCACAATTTATATTCTCACCTTTCAATGCTGCGATAAGTGGTATCAATTTCGCATTAAACGAACTTGAATTTGCAATGAAGCAGATTGGTAAAATAATTCCACTCCCAAATATTAAGTTCCCTGATATTCCTTTACTTCAAATACCTAACTTACCAACCATACCTCCAAATGCTTTAGCTAACCTTTTAAACATTCAACAACAAGCTGGTGGTGGTGAGGTCATGCCTGATGGTATGTCATTCCTTGAGGGTGGTGCCATTGATAACCTGAGTGGTATGAGGATCAAGGGTATGGGTAAGGACACTCAACTCATTGCTGCTCAACCTGGTGAGGTGATGATGAGTAAGAAGGCAGTTGAGATGTTTGGTGCCGACACTCTCCTCGGTATGAATGAGGCAGCCGGTGGTAACAATAAACCCAAGTATGGTAAGATTCCTGGGTTCCAAGATGGTGGTCAGGTAGGAAAGGTTATCATCGGTGCAGGACATGCTCAGGACCCGTCAAGAATGGGTAGCATGTTAGGAATTGATGGTCGTCCTGTTCAAGGAACACAGGACTATGGAACAGGTGTCAGTGAATCAGCAGCCACAAAACATGTTGTCGATACTCTGAGGAAATTAGTTGATGAGCGTGGTCTGTCAGATAAGATAGGGTTCAGAGACATCTTATCTTACGAGGGTCTGACAGCTATCCCTAGGGAGGTGGAGAGTGTAAGAGGACAACAATATGTTGACCTACATTTTGATGCGAGAGGGTATGGTAAAGCTGGTGTCATCCCAGCCAGAAATGTATCCTCAATTGATAGAAGTTTGATGCAACAGTTCGGTCAATACTATACTGACGATAAGTCTAGTGAGTATGCTGTCACCAAAGCAGGTGGAACTCTACTTGAGTTGGCACGGATTGATGACCCAGCTATGCGTGCTCTCCTTATGGAGGCAAAGAAAAATGAGATAGGTCCTGCATCCATGCAGATGGCAGAGAAGATTTTGAGAGGTATCTTACCTGGTATTCAGGGTGGTGGTTCTGTTGATGCGGATATTGGACGGGACTTTACAATGGGAGCAGGTGCAATAGATGCTTTTGATTCAACCGGAACACAGAAAGCAAGAGTTGGTCCGACAAATATTACCATGAATAATATAAGTCCCCCAGTCATGAGTGGAGGAGGTGGTGCAACACAAGTAGTTCCAGTTCCTCAGTCAACAGGACAATTAAATAGTGCTGCCTCGTCTGCCCAAGGTAAAATTCCTACCTTTAATGCTGAAGATAATGGTAACTTTGATCTTATCGTCGTCAAGTCAATCTATAATATAGTAGGATAAGACATGCCATTACCTATGTTTCTGGGAGGAATAGCTAAGGGTGTCGCTGGTGGTGCTGCGAAGGGTGCTGCTAAGAAGTTTGTCAGTGGTAAGAAGGAGAAAAAACAAGAAGCAAAGACCGAAAAAAAATCTAAGATAAAGGATATAGGTCAGAAGACTTCAAAGAAAACTAAGACAAAATCTACACCTAAGACTAAGAAGGTAGCGACAGTCAAGTTACCGAAGAGTGTATATAAAGATGCTAAAAATGCAGCAAAACCCACTGCAGATAGTAATGTATCTTATGACTCATTAAGTAAACAGCTTGACAATATCAATAAGACTGCTGGAGCATTAGGAACTCAGGCAGAATCAGAGAGACAGGCAGCGAAGGAAAACTTAAGACAGTCTAGAGAGGATGCTAAAGATAAAAAGGCGGACGACAAAGAGAAACAACTAGAGAAAAAGAAGGGGAGGAAAGGTGAAGGTATTTTATCAGTTGGTAAAAAGATTGGAAAGAACTTTGGTATCTTTGATTTCATAACCAATGTTGCACTTGGTGGTCTGGCATTATTCCTTCTGAACAATTTTGACAAGATTGAAAATTTATTTAATCAACTTACAACCAATTTATCGAACCCATTTAAATTCATGCAGGCAGCTATTGTCTCCATGTCAACTGTATTTGCTGGACCGATAAGAGGAGGATTGAGATTACTATCAAAACCACTGAAGTTTGCTGGTAACCAGGTTGCAAAATTAGCTAAAAGAATAGCACCCTTGATGAAGAAGACCTTTGCCAATATTGGATCAGGTCTTGTAGGTTTTGCAAAGAATACTGTCAAGAGGATTACGGGTTCATTTACAGGTGGAGCAAGTGGTGCTGCATCAGGTGTAGGAACAGCTGCATCACGAAAGGGACAATCTATATCAAAGGCTACTTCAAAGGCTGGTAGACAACAAGGATTATTCAATCGAGCAAGGAAACTTTATGGTGGCTCAAAAAATGTTGCCAAAAAAGGTGCTGGTAGATTACTGAAAATAGGTGGTGTCTTCAAAAAAATCCCTGTTATTGGTGGATTAATTGGTCTGTTCATTGACTTAGCATTAGGTGAGCCTCTAGACAGAGCATTGGTAAATGCTAT